GTGCCTCATTATTGAGCCTATTTATTTCGCCCCATGGTTCTTGCCATGCATTGTAACCGTATTTCTTTATCCCTGCTTTCGCGGCTACTGCTGCTGGATTTTTCGCTCCAGAAGCGGCGGCTTTACGTTCTATTGCCGCGAATCTTGCTCCGCTTCCTAATTTTGCTTTTCTGGCCATTTTCTTTCTCCTCTATAAATTATAGGTCAATGGATCATATTGAGGTGTCTTATAAGCATGCAATGCTCTTTTTGGCACCAGTATTTGTGGATTTATCGCGAATTCGCTCATAACCGCATAGCGTGTTTCATCATACGCATGGTCTTCGAGCGCGGTATCGATATCTTCTGGATTTCTAGGATCGGCAGTGAGGTAGGGGACTGTGCGAATCCAATGGTGACAGCCCTCCATTACAAGAAAATATGGCTTTCCATTTTCTCCGATAGTCTGCATGAGTTCATGGATTCGTTGCAACCCATTTATTCGGTCATTGTTGGCTTTTGTCATCTCGAATCCAGCCTCAGCGAATGTATCGGCGATACTTGGGCCTTCATCAAGTTTTGACCAGCAGGCAGGATCTGCGACCATGTGGGTAACATTCTCATGTACACTCATTTCCCAGGCGCGCCGCGCGACATCTCGTGCGCCCATCCTAAGGCCCTCGTTAGGCTGTCCACCATAACCATAAAATTCTTTGTAGCGGATAATTTGACCTTCCTGGTTTACCGCATACCATCCGATAGAAAATGGCTTGGAATAGCCCCAGTCCATAGAGCAAAAACGGCACCATGTTTCATCAAGGGGTTGCTGAGGAATCACATGCTTAGTATAGGAATATTCAGAAAAGACTTGCCCTACGACAATCTCCCAGTCTCCCCAGCGGAGAGCCTTCACAAGATGCGGCGCGAATGTATAGAGCCTTCTTTCGTATTCTGGGTCTTTCTCCATGAGAATTTTGTTGTCTTCGAGCCGTGAAGGAATAAAGCAACGGGTGAGTTTTTTATCGGGTTCTTTTGGGTTCGGGGCATATTCATATATTTCGCCTGGTTTTGCGACGTCTATAAATCTGGCTTTCACCCATACATGCCCTGGACGTCCCGGGTTACCTGTGCTTCGCATAAAACAGGGTGCTCCATGGGGGCTACGACATATTCCCATCATAAACTCATACGGGCCTGGACTCGCGAATTCCGTGAGTTCGTCGAAGGCGATCCATGGGTATTGATGGCCATTGTATTTTCCTACGTCGAGGTCTGAGTCGAGGCTTCTGAATCTGAGGGTTGCGTATCCTGGGTATTTTGAGCCTTTTTGCGCGGGGATGTGCCAGGTTTTTTGATCTCCTCCGGTGTAGTAGGCTCCTGGGATTTTACTGTAGATTTCTTTCGACCTCGAGATGAGCTCTTCGAGTTCTGGGTAGGATCGCCTGAAGAGTATTCCGCGCCAGGCTGCTCCCCATTCTGGTGCATATTGGAGCCAATCTCCGAGGAGGAAGTCTGATTTTCCCCCTCCTTTTGCGCCCCCAAAGAAGAGCTCGAATGCCGGGCACGCCATAGCTTCGGCTTGTCTTGGTTGAGGCTTCCAGATATATTCGCTACTTTCTTTTGCCATGAGGCAAGTGACTCCTTCTTCATCATGAAGATTGCGCCCTCAAAATGATTTCCATCATCATCCACTGGACTAATCTTTGTCGGCGCAGGACTTTCGATCCATTTACTGATGAAATTTGCGGCCTCCACGCGACCTTTTAGTGCCTCTTTTGACATCCTGTCGGCAATTCCTCTCTTGCGCGAGAGCATCTTGCCATCTGGCCCTTTTACATCTTTAATACTAAGAATTTCATTAAAAATCTCCTTCCATGAATCTTCCTTTTTGGGCCTACCTTTAGGATTGCCACTTTGACCTTTTTTGAAAGGCTTACCTACGCTATCGTTACGTCTCATTCTTCTTTCTCAAATCCTGCAATTTCTCTGTCTTTTCTGCAAGATCAACCCACTTTGACTGTTCTTTATTGAGCCAAAATGAAGCCTGCTTAATTTTTTCAAGCTCCTTATCTCTCAACTCTTCAATTACTATTTCTGAGTCGAATATATCGGGAGTCACTACCATGCCGTGCTTTTTATATACCTTGATTATATCTTTTATGAAAGCGTCTACCTTATCATTTTCTTCGTAAGAATATGTAGATAAATTATATCGCTTCATCTTGATCCTCTTAATGTTTGGTTATACCCAAAGCCTCACCAGCAGCAGCAATAAAGTTTGTTCGTTTCTCATCATCTTTAATTGCCTCAAATATGGGATGCAAATACACAAGAGCTTTCATTTGACCATCAATTGTTGATAGATCAAATCTATTATTCGATTTATCATTCAAAATAATTTTTGTTCGTGGAATCCTTTTCTCCCAGCAGATATATCCTTTTTTCTGCAATGCTATTAAATGATCGTATGCCGCACTTGCAGTGATATTAAAATGTTTTCCTATTTCTCTGACTGTTGGAGAATAGCCATATTGTTTTATAAAATCACTTATATATAGCAGTATATTTTCTTGTTTTTCTGTGATATTTCTCATTTTTCTACCTTCTTGGTTTTTCTTTATCGCCCCTATTCAAGCAGTACATCATGAATTTGTTCATTATCAATGAGGCTAAGAGGCCTCCAATAAATACGCTTATTATTTCTAACATACACTTCTTCCTTTAACCTTCTATACGCTCTAATTTCTTAAGCGCGATCTGTAATTCCCGCTCAAGTTTTATGCCAATATCTTCCTGGGATTTTGCCTCATCAAGAAGATTTTTTAGACAAACAGCCTCTTTTTTTGAGAGCTCGACTGGATATTTTTCATCTTCAGGTAACCATTTCAAACGCTCATTTATTCGATCTATGACCTTTTCAGCCTCATGAATTGCTAGGCTCATTTCGTTGCCTCTCTTGCTTCCACGAGTTTTTTTATCACCATATCGAGCGGTGTAGGCTTATTGCCAGGGAATTTTTCGAGGCTAATACCAAGCCCTTTGCGCTCATATTCTTTTACGAGGGCGGCGAATTCTTGCTCGGTGACTTCAATATTGAGAGTTATGGTTTTCATTCTTTCACCCCTTTTTCTGCTCTTATTTTTGCATTGATCTTTCGATAACGCTTAATTTCTGAGATAAGCCATTCGCGCGGCATCTTCCTGTGTCCATAAAAATCTCGAAGATTTTCCAGTTCTTCAATGCCTTTTTCACCAATTTCTTTGAGCAATTTTTCCTCAAAAATCTCCTTGCGACCCTCTTCAAAGCTATTACATTTCACACATTGTGGCCGAATATTTCGCAAATCCCAGCGTGTGCCACGCCATACGCGCGAGATAAAATGCCCTGCATGCATCTCTTTTACGAGCCCAGGCTTGCCACAGGTATAGCAGGTGACGTATTTGCCTGTAGGGTCTGCATACGTCATTCTGACGAAATAGGAAACTTCATCGTCGAGCTTTTTTTCGAGCTCTCCAAGCTTCATCTCCTCAAGAGTCCTTCGTTGCTTTTTATGCTCAATATCAGGCTTATTTGCAGTTTTTAATTTCCAGCCATAGCTATACATAATCACTCCTTTTTGTAAGCTTTTGCAGTGTTCTTTCAAGTGCCTCTTTGGCGCTTATACTATCTAGGCCGCCGGGCCGCATTAAAAACGGCTCCGGCGTGCCTATAGGAGCTTTCAAGTCACCAGAGTTTTCCACAGGTTTTCCACAGGCAGGGGCTTCCAAACAATGGTCTGCCCTCTCCCCCTCTCCTCTCATACTCTTCTCTCCTCTGCTCTGCTCTTCTCTGCTCTCAGGGGGAGAGTGTGAGAGGGGGAAATATCGATCTTCCGTGACGTCACGCGTGACATTTTTTGCTGTCACGGTTGCTTTAGTGATGCTGTCACGGTTTATGTCACGGTATATGTCACGCGTGACATGAGGCGTGACAGGTTGTGACTCTTCTGGTGTTTGTTGCTCTGGAGATTCTATGACAGGCTCCGTGACTTCTTTCTCTTTTCCGCGCTGACGAGCTTTGCGATCTTTGGCGGTCGGGTCCTCATCGCTTTTGGGTTGCAGCTCTTGCCAGTCGTGTATTATGTCATCATCAATAAGCCTCGCATCTCTAAGAGCTTTGAGATGCTTCTCAACGGCCTTCTTAGAAAGCCTTAGTTTGAATGCGATATCTTCAATATCAGGAATCGTACCATCGTTTTGGCTTTCTTTGACGGCGCATAATAGATTTATCCAGAATTTGAAGGTGCTGTCTGGAAGTGTTTGTACCTTCCTATTATTCAGCACATCGACGTACAGCCTCAACCATAGACCTTTCATAGAACCACCACCGTTACTAAGACAATGACCAATAAAAAGGCCACAAGAACCATTTGCCCAAATACAGTGAAGGGTAGAGTCCTTGTGGCCTTCCTTAGCCTACTGATACGATATTGAACGAGTGTCATACGCGCTCCCTAAGCCGACGAGTCTCGAATATGCCCTTTAAGTCAGGTTCTTGCTCTTCGATTAAGCGTGCATAGCGGCTGCGGTAGTTGTTATTAAGCCTGTAGTCGGTATCAGTTGTTTGAATAGCGTATTGCCATCGCAGCTCTTCAAAGAGCGCCGCAATGCCAATCTTTGCATGTGGATTTTGTTGACGCACCGCACGCGCGAGCTTGACAAGATTGCGATACACATGTGGATTGTTTTTATGGAATTGTTCAAACCGTCCCTGAATCGAATCTTCTCTATATTGCACAGGAAGATTAGGAAAAAGCTCAAGTTGTTCCATATTCACTCCTTTGCTATTGCCTTCTTAAATTCTTCAATTCCCCAAAGAAGTTGGCTTGGTGTAAGATAGTCTTGAATGAATGCACCATCAGGATGTAAATATAGTTCCATTGCTTTTTGTGTATTCTCTGAGAGCGTGTAAGCAGCGAGTTGAATCTTGTGCCACTTTGCTTTTTTACCTGTTTTAATATCAACCATAACGGTTTTTCCATTGATATCTGCTTTAAGATCAAAACGTCCAGCATATCGATGGCCATTTATTTCACCTGTTATGATTTTTTCTGTCTCTATCGCATAGACATGACATAGATGAATCCAATTCGCGAAAGCATTAACATATTCAAGCGCAGCAAGCGGGCGACCAAGATTGTCCACCCGCTTACCTTGTGCATATCGTTCGCAAAGATCATGGACTGCGCTGCCTCTATCGCGAGCTTCTTCTGAGTACCACTTGTTATCTATAATCCCAGCATCCTTGAGTATCTGAGTCACCGATCGTATAATAATTTCTCCGTCACGATATTCATGTCTGCAAGGATCAAATGAAATCATGCTAGCCGCCTTGCCAGTATTGTAGATGAAACTATTTTTACCCCAGGAATTTGCACAGTGCCTTTGAAAGTACGTGCTGCGCTATTAAGCGCGGTCATATTCGGCTGAAGATAAGCGATTGGCTGACTTCCATTTGCTACCGCTTTCACTAGCGCCATAATATCGACAACCTCTGCACTCCATGATTCGCGATAGCTCTCACCACCTGCTTTTATAGGCTCATCAATAGCAACTTTTTCAATTACTATTGGTTGTTCCAACGCTTCTTGTGCGGCCTCGGTAAGTCCTGCATCTTGCAATTCTTGCGCCTGTCTAAGACGCTCTTCTTCAGCTTTCTTTCTCGCTTCTTCTTCAGCTTTCCTTTTCTCTATTGCTATCCTTTCTTGTTCCGCCTTCCACCATGCAATCTGTTTTTCATCAATTATTTTCTTCGCCTCTTCAAATGGCGCATAAAACTTCTTTTTTTGTTCTACCGCTTTTTTATGTGCTTGATGGGCTGCTTCTATGACTGGATCGCAATAGTCATCTATCTGCTTCATCGCAGCCTTTATCCGCTTGCCAAATTCATTGGCAAGAGAATAGCTTTGTTGATCTACTACCTGAAATGCCAAGGCTTCAGACCTTAATGCAATCGCCTGTGTTTCAATTTCTTTCTCTATAGGAATCTGCATCTCCATTTTTGTCTCCTTAAAAAATCTCAAGCACTGAATCTTGAACCTTGTTGAGAAGTTCTTGCAATTTCTCAACATCCTGAAGACCTGCCTCGCTAGCTTTCTTTATTTCTGCTTTTGCTGTTTCCGATATACTGGCATTATGGGCAAGATCTATAAGTTTTGACCAAATCTCTCCAGCAGATATTTCAGATTTAGTTTCGGGTGATGAGTTATTCATAGATGATGAGTTACTCATAGGAGGCTGTTCTTGTGATGCCTCGGCAAGATTTACATGGTCTTCTGGAACAATTGTCTTTCCGACAGAGATCAAATCCTCGGCTTCCTCTTTAGTGCCTAGTCCATTCAAAAGTTCAGGCGCATAGAGGCGACCAAAGAATGCTGCTGCACGATAGCAAAGCATTAAGTCAGGCATTGTTTGCCATTTCGAGCCACTCTTTTGATACCATCCCTCAAGAACAGCCATTTCAATGGAAACTCTTGGGCCCATGAGCTTTTCGTTTGTTGATAAATCAATTGCTGTCGCTCTGCATTCTTTATCATTGATCTGAATTCCTTTCACATTTTTAGGCCCCAATTCTTTCATCTCGAATTTTAAGGGGCTAAAACGCCGACAAGAATTCAGTGCCGATATCACAAACTGGCTCGACCATGATGGTCTGCCATTTATGACGTACAAATTCTGCATGACCATGAGCTCATCTGCCCCTATTCTTTGGGCAATATTGAGCGCGATCACGCAGTTTGCGATCGCTGTCGCTGTGCCACCACGATAGATCGTAGGAACGAGCTCACTGGCAGTATAAAGCTTCGCCTTTCTCTGCACTAAATCAAACTGCTTGGCCATCTCATCAGTCTGTGTGAGAGCCAATTCTTTCCTTTCCATTTCCACATCCATATACTTCCTCCTCAATTTATTGCAGGCCTTTCTTTCCTGCGCATATAATTCTCTAAGTCTTTGATACTGAGGCGTACCGCATTATTGATCTTGTAGCTTGTGATTTCGCGGGCAGAGATAAGATTGTAGATATAAGACCTTGAAAGTTTTAAATAATCAGCTGCTTCTTTAGGAGTTAGCCAAGGGCTGTCTTTCATTATTCATATCCTTTTTTATAAGAGAAAAAACATAAGGGCCCGCCTTGCGCCCAGTCTCCTTTAGCCATTTCTCAAAGGCTTCCCTTTCCTCAAAAGACTTAAAATCTACTTCCACTCTTTTCCTCGTATAGGATTTTCCTTTCTTAGGCATTTGACGTACTCCTTAATGTCATAATACTTCAATTTACGTATTTGTCAAGTCCCCTAATGCGTAAATTTTCGTATATAATTAGAACATGGACGATTTAGTGCGTTCTCGTTTGCGAGAAGCTATTGCAGAGAAGGGTCTGCTGGTAAAAGAGGTTGCTTCTATGGCTGGAGTAAACCGCAGGACACTGGAAGGTTGGGTGGGAAGCAGAGGCTCCCGGCCTAATGTTGTTGAATTTGCAAGAGTAGCCAAGGTTCTAAATAAGCCAGTCGAATGGTTTACAGATGAGAATTTTGAATTTAGATATGCGCCGCAGCGCCTGATTGATGTTTTAGAAGTATTGAATTCTCTTTCAGATGAAGATCTAGCTATTGTTGCTAACCTAGCAATTTCATTGGCAGAAAGAGATAAGCATAAAAGCGCAGCATCAGGGAGAGCTAGCGGACAAGGAGAGGCTATCGCATAAGCTACAGAATATAATATTCCTGGATGAGATTAGAATAATGAATAGGAGGGTTAAATGAAAAAGATTGCAATAATAATCTGCTTGTTAATGATTCCTTTTTCCTTATTTGCTCAAACTAATAAAGAAATATGGAATTCAATGAGCTTTGAGCAAAAGAAGTCTACTTCGGTTTTAATGCTTTATACGCTTTGGGATGCTTCTGATTTTTTTAGCTCAAAGGTTGGAGGATATATAGTTTCAATTGGTCAAGAAAAAGAAATGAATAAGATAGTTGAAAAGCTCGTATATGGTACATTGTCATTAGAAAAATCATATTGGCAATTATTTTTCTCAATCATGGATATGTTTTTTGAGGACCCTGATAATTCAGGTTCTTCTATTCCATATATATTTGTCCAGACTCTCAAGTTTACCGAAGGCTATCCTTTTATTAAATAGAAATGAGAAAAAAAATGAGAAAACCGTCAATAAACCCTAATAAACATCTGTTAAGCTCAGGACAGTTTTCTCATTATATGACAATAGATTATGAAATAAATCATTATAATAAAATAGACTATAATAGGTTCTTTTTAGGCTTCTAAGCAGTAGGTCGCGCGTTCGAGTCGCGCTGGTCCCATAAAGAATTAATTATAGCATAAAGATTTAATAATTTAATGAACAATTAAAATAGCGAGGTGTGAGAAAAGAAATGAGAAAGACTTATTATTTGCACCGTCGCGGGCGAATTTGGTACGCCGAATATCGCGATCCAATCACTGGAGAAATCAAGAATTCTCAAAGTACAAAGCAATCAAATAGGCAAGCTGCTGAAAAAGTAGCATCTCGAGAAGCAGCACGTCTCGCTGAGCTATCGGATTTTCCGCCTATGTCGCTTGGAGAATGGGGAGGCCGATTCTTTAAGGACGGCTGCCCGCATCTCACTCGACTCAATATTGCAGGGAAACATATCTCTGATAAGTATATAAATAATTCCAGGCGAGCTTGGGAGAAATACATTTGCAACGATCCGATCTGCGCAATGCAATTGTTCAATCTCCGTAAAAGCCATTTATTGGCATTTCGCTCCAGGCTTGTTGCACGAATTGGCCAGCGTAGGGTAGCGCAGACAGTATGGTCTACACTCCATGTGATTATCCATGAAGCATTCTATTATGGGCTTATTGACCACGATCCTTGCGTTGGGCTTGGTCAGATTGCATATCAGAAAAAGAGGCGCGTTGCGCTTACCGCAGAGCAAGTAAAACTATTGCTTAATCCATCTATCTGGAATGGCTCGCGATATTACCTGCCGACAAAATGTGCTGCACTCACCGGTTTGCGTAGAGGCGAAGTAAGAGGCCTTCTTTGGGAAGACTTATACCCGGAGAAACGCATTATTGTTGTTCGGCATAATATACCTGGAGATGCTGGAGTCGAATCAATCAAAGAACCAAAATGGGGCAAGCCAAGGATCACCGCCTATCCATTAGTTTTACAGCGAGATATTGAGCCGCTCCGCGCCACTGGATTTGTGTTTGGCTATCGTGACTTGCCACTTGGTGGTTCGCGTTGGCTTAAGGAATTCAAGCGAATCGCCGATTTGATTGGCGCAAAAGGTGCAACCCTACATTCGCTACGGCATTCGCTTAATACACTCCTTCTGAATATGGGGGAAAGCCGATCTCTCTTGCAGGCTTCGTTCGGCTGGTCAGATAACGATGTGCAGGAAATTTATACACATACTGATCTATACGACTACAGGCCACAAAGTGAGCTTATCGATAGAATATTTGACGACGATTCGTTGGAAATAAAAGGGGAATAAAGAGGGGGATATCACGTAAGAGGCAGCACATGGATATATTTTCGTTCGGATCATCCGATGACCTTCGCGAGTTAGAGGATGGGCTTGTTGACCTAGAGCATGCTTATAATCAGATAGCTTTAGCATTTGGCCTCACGATCCTGCGGATAGAAGAAGGAGGCCTCTGGAAGCAATCAGGGCTCAATAATTTACGCGAATATCGAATGCAAAACTTGGCAAAACTTGGGATACCGAAGCAGACCATTTCTACTCGACGATCAATTGCACGTGGTTATATGGATAATAAAGATATTCTCGAAGGGGTTAGCCTTTCTGGAAGATTATCAAAACTTATCCGCCTTTCAAAGGCGCGTAAAATATACGGCGATGAAACCGCTATGCAGCATTTTCTCAACGATCCTTGGGCTGAATGGAATTCATTTGTGCACGGTAGATAAATTGGCTAAAAGATACCCAGCGCGTCCAGTCCCCAGCCCGCCGCGAGTAAAATTGTTGCTATCTCGAATACAACACTTCTATTTTGTGCCGCCCTGACCCGCGCTTGGTAATCCCTGAATGATTCCTGTAACTGTGTTAATGATTTCGTCTGCTCCTGATAACTCGCCAGAAGCGTGCTGTACTCCTGCTGTAGCTGCAGAAATTGGTTCTGCAAGGTCATAAATTGACTGACCAAGTCCTGATATTGCGACACTAAATCTTGATAACTCTGCGCTAAAATCTGACTGTCTTGCTGTAACTTGTCCAATGTCTGACTTAATTGCTCCCACGACTGTTCCAAGGTTTTGTATCTTTCCATCAAGCTGTTGTACTGATCCTTGGACAGCTGTAACTGCGCTTGTGCAGCTATCAAGTTTTGTTCTGACTGTTGCAAGTCCAGCTGCAAACTCTTTACTTTGTCGCTCAAGCTCTGCAAGAGAGCTAACAACTGATTTTTCTGACTCTCTGAGAGCACGTAACTGTCTTCCAGCGATGGCTGTGGTAATTCCTGAGCCCACAAAGACACAGATAATGCCGACAATAAAATAATTACGAATAGTTTTTTCCATCTCATTTCACCTCTCCTGTGCTTCGATTATAGGCATCATGACTATCGTTATGATTCACAATCCCTGCCGCTGCTGCGGCTACTTCTTTAATTTCTTCTGCTGTGGTGAGTATTGGATATACTATAGAGGCCGCTGTACACGCGACGCCCGCCCAGAATGCCCATTGCGTATTATGAATCGCCGCGATGAGATAGAGACCTAGCGCATAAATACCATAGATGAATCCCTGTAGGCGGCGATAAGAGAAAGAACCGTCTGATTCCTGAAAGAAGCCAGGCCTTTTAGCTTTCTCCATATTATCCATTGATATACTCCATGGGATTTACTCGCTTTGAATATTCATCAAGTTTTTCAGCTTGATGATGTATTTCCCAGTGTACATGTGGGCCTGTCGACTGCCCTGCATTACCGATCGGAGCGAGCCTCTGACCTTGCATGACATACGCCTCATTAGTTAAAAGTATGTGCGATGGCCAGCGTGTCACCTGCTGCTCTTCGATATAATAGAGCGAATGGAATGGCCCGCCAAACTCTGGATCATGATTGAGAATTCGTGACGGCCAAAAATGGCAAAAGATGTGCAACCTGTGGGTCACGTCCTCAATAAGTGTAATTATTCCACCGTAAATCTCAAACCAATATTCCCGCCAAGGGATCTCTAATATATCTTTCTTCTCTACTTTTGATCCCCACGTATGACCTTGGGTTCCTGGCTCAATTCCCCGAAAGAAAACCCAGCCTTGCGCCATACCTGCGACTGGTGCCACTACAACACCATTACCACGGGATATATCGATTGCCCCATGGATATGCCAGCGTTTCTCTGGGGGTAGTGATAGCGGCCGTGGCTCATCGAATGGGGTAGTGATGACCCCGTTTTTAACTGGATTCATTGATTTTGTCCTTGCAGCCAATCTTTGAAATAAGCCTCCCATCGTAAATCTTTCGCAGTTCATTTATTTTCGACATTGCGCTATCGGTATTGCCGTTTGCGCCAAGTTTTTTCAATGCGATGACCATGTCTTCGCTTATTTCGGTATGCAATCTTTGGATTTCAAAGAGACACTGCATGTCGCCTGATATTTCTCTCACGGTTGTTGCAATTAGCTGTAAATTATCATCTTGCTCTTTGTCTTGTGCTTCCTTTTTATCTCGGCGTAGTTTTGCTTTTTGATAGGCTTTGGGAAAGGCAAAGATCAAAAGTGGAATAAGCGTTGTAAGCGCAATGGTCAAAATATCGTATCCTAGGTGGCTCATTTTCTATTTCTTTTTGGTGATTACTCTATTAGCATTAGCGGCTCACCAATCCGTTCTTGTGCTTTGTACTTCTTCCAGTCTTCTGGTTCTGGCATTGTTGTTGGATCAGGGAAGCCTTCAGTTTCTGGCCAATCCCTAAGTTTTTGCCGATAGATGGCCAAAACCATTTTCCCTGCTGGAGTCAATGAATAGTCTGGCATCATGAGATAATCAGTTGCGGCAAGAGCCTCATTTCTTGCTTCTCGTGCTTCTTGTTCAGTCATTTTCGTTCTCCTGTTAAGACGATTCTATCTAAAGCCGATTCGATGGATCGGCGAGAATTGCAATATTTATAGTGGCCAAGAAAAGACATAAGGGAAGCCCTAAATGCATCAAGCGATATAAATCCTTTATTATGTAGATAAGCTAGTTTTTTCAATCTTCTTTTGCCGCGTCGCAACGTCGGCTTATTTGGCAAAATATGCGTCGGCCATATCCTAAAACCGCAGAATGGAATGCCTTGGGAGGCGCGTATTATTTGCGACTTCGTATTCATAGTGAGGCCGAGCTTTTGCTCGACATAATTAGTGATTTCTCTATTTACTTTTTGTGCTTCTTTTTTGGATTTGAGAATCAGGGTTATATCATCCATATATCTAACGTAATATTTGATTCCCATTTCTTCTTTGATAAGATGATCGAGAGGGTTTAACATTAGGTTCGCGAAAAGCTGAGAGGTAAGCGCACCGATAGGAAGCCCGATTTCGCCTGTAGAATCTATGATCGTATCCATGAGCCAAATAATTTTTTTATCACATATTGTTCTCCGAATCTGCGATTTCAGGATATCGTGATTTATGGAAGGGAAAAATGAATGAATATCACCCTTGAAAACATAATAGGAACCATAATTTCGCTTTGCTAACCTTGTGAAGTGCTGGACTCTTTGAACAGCCGCGAGAGTGCCCTTTTCTTTTCTGCATGCGTAAGTGTCATAAATAAACTTTTTATCAATCAGTGGTTCTATCACCGCGCAAAGCGCATGATGAACTATTCTGTCCTTGAACGCCGGGGCAGAGATCAATCTCTTTTTGGGTTCATAAACATAGAAAAGTCTCGGCTCTGATGGTTGGTACATTGACCAAATAAGCTCGTTTTGAAGCTCAATTAAATTTTCTTCCAAGTCTTTAGAAAATTTCAGCACTTCTTGGCGATAGTATTTGCATTTTGCTGCCCTACGATATCCTAAGTAGAGGTTTTCAAAGGATATAAATTGGCTCCAAAGGTTATTATAAGTTTTCATATACAATAAAAAGGAGCACAATGCGGCGTTCAGATATGCCTACTGGTCGCATGTACCTGTAAATATTTTCCCTATTAAGGGAAGGGATAAAGCTCTTTTTATTGACTGCTCTGACCTGTAGCCCGTGAGCTAAAGGAAACTGGCCTTCAATGAGAACGAGAGCGAAGGCGTTCGTGTTAGACCGACGGTTGTTCGCGTTGATGTACTTAGGCCCTGCGTTCGACGTGTTGTTATAGTTGCCAGCCCGTAGCGCGAACCGCCCCATAATGCAGCCTTATCCCTTTATTGCGGATGACTTGATCCACCCGCCAATCATTTTCCCAGCCTCGACAACGAGGCCAGCGATTATTCCATACCTGCCATTCGAGATATATTTAAGCCTGTTGCCAAGCCGTAGCATTATTTTGAGTATCGCAAGTTCATTGTCTGCTTTATCGATACATTCTCGCTTCTCTCGATATCCGCTTAATTTATTTGCTCTTGCTACCATCGCCGCTGCGCGGATCACACAAAGATCGGTTTCTTTTGCAAGCCCATATTTCTCACTCTTGGGATATTGCTGCATTGCCTCGTGTACCTCTACTGCGAGATCTTCGAGTTTCTGCGATAATGCAAACGGTTCCATATCACCACCTTTCAGATAACAGAAATCAGGGCTCAGATTACCTAAAAACGAGAGCGAAGGCGTACGGGTCAGACCGACGGCTGTACGCGCGGATGAACTTAGGCCCTGCGCCCGACGTGTTGTAATAGAAGCCAGCCCGACGCGCGAACCGCTCACCATTGTTGCGTATCCAGAGGTAGCCTTCTTGAGTTGTAAAAGGAGCTGGGCCAGAAGAACGAATCTTGGGTAGAATGCACATCCTAAAAGCCAATAAACGCATCGCAGCATCTACCGAATCAATTCCGCTTGACACTACAATTGATCCCCATGTTTGGCCCGCATAATCTAAATCGCGGGTATCAGCCTGTATTTCAGCAATCGTGCGCGGAGGTGTTACTGATGCAGTATAATGCGTGACTACTGAATCAAAGTTTGGGGCACCAAGGTTGTCGTTTCCAGCATCATTGCCTGCTACTGGTGAATTTAAGAATATTCCTGTCGCAATCCATGATCCTTCTTCAACCGCGGTGAGGAGAGTTGGATCATTATCAACGGCGTGGATATAGAGTTGTCCGTCCATCCATTTCACACCATCTACCCAGCGGTAATAATTTCCGACAAAATCATGCACTCCCCATAGAGAGCGATCATGCGTCCATATTGGCCCCGCAGAGCCGCCACGAGTCACCCCGCTTCCTGTTGGATCTCCGTTCTTTTTTAGGTCTCCGCGAATACCGCCCCAAACGCCCTCGACGGTTTTGTGTGATCGGCCATAATAGGTATTCCCCACCGGGATTATCCCTTTGCGGAACGCATCCAGAGCGAGTGCCTCGTAGTCCCAGTAGGTCATTGGAGAAGCGCCGCCGCCAAAAGCGGTCGCATAGGAGCGAATCTGATCTATCGTCGCGTAGCTTGGCAGTTGGCCTGCGATAGAACGCGGCTTACCAGAGACGACATCGCATAGAAAGCGCGAGTACCAAAGACCTGCTTTTTTGGTTCCTGCGACAGAGAACGCGGGGTAGAGATCATCATAGGAGTTCTGAATAAGCGTAAGTACCGCAGAGCCATCAGCGACGCTTTGGCCCACAGTGCTTGGATAGGTAGGTGCAGAAGAACCAGTGGTACCGCCAGTAGTGACTTCATAAAGCTGTCCATTGGCCATGAGAAGTTGGCCAATAGAATATAGGGTATTGTTTGCCCTTGATCGACAGAAATCTGGAGAAACGTCGGCGCAGTTGAATGCTTCAACCCAGACGACCTCGATTGGTACTTTTCCACTCGATGAGTATCGAATTGATGCGCGGCCGCCCGAAATCCGCTCCAAATGGAACCGTGCAGGATCAAGTAGTTCAAAACGCGGTGGAGACCATGCACTCGCCGCGGTAGTCTGCTTTGCCTCAGTGGCGACTTCTTTGGGAGGTATCTCATTGGTAGAACCTGCAAGAATACTGTCGGCATTGTCCGAGGCTTTTACGAAATATTCGGCTCCCTGCTTGTCGTCGAGCAAATCAGCATTGAGATCGCTCGATGGGCCATCAACCGTCCTCAGTTTCGTGAGGATGTTCTGCGCATCCATATCTTCCGTGTTTGTCATGAGATACGGTAAAGAACTCATTGGTTCAGACATATTTACTCCTTTTTATTAGGCGGCAACGACCGCCCAGTTTATCGTGCCACTCACGCGCACGAGTTTGATCCCCGTCACCTTCTCTGGCAGCACAATTTGTAGGTGATCTGTTTTATTTGCTCCAAGAGCGAACCATCGCGGTGTCCCATTTTGAATAGTCTCATGCTTATTTGCGGTGACGAGCACTTGAAACTCCGCGGGAGCTGATGATACATAGCATTGCAAGGTCACTTCCGCCCATGGCGGTACCGGTATCACTGCATTTGTTTTTGCGGCACTGATCGTCCCTTCTTCATTAAGGTAGATATTTGTTTGCCGCAATTTGTATTCGACTTGCTCTAGTGTTTCTCCCATATTTTTACTCCTTTAAGCCGCATAAAATGCGATTAAAATTGTTCCAGAATTACGGATGAACCGAATATATGTCACCCGTGCAGGCATCGTCACTTGTGCGGACGCATTTCTAACACCGCCAGCACTATACCAATGCGCAGTTCCACCCTGTACTGTCGATGGCTTATTACATGTTGTCTGTACTTCATAACTACCAGTTCCATCGATATACGCCTGCCATGTGAGTGCATTAAGCCGTCCCGGAATTGGGAATGCGACATCGTTTGTGGTAGCATTCAAGGTGATTTCGTGATTAACTCCGAGTATTCCGTTCGTGAGCATATCGGGCGATAAAATCTGCATTTATTTCTCCTTTATATCTGGCGATATGATCTCTGTTTTCTTCTTCTGCTCGGCTTTTATGAGCAAAGAACCTAGTTCTGTGTACATCGCATAAACCTCTTGGCAAGGCTGTTTTGCGAGATACGCCATAATCTCAGCTGCAAGTTTTTTTGAAATTGCTAATTCGTCCATATTTACCTCTCTTATAACAGTAATAGTTCCATAGAATGAGATATAATTTCATTAACTTTAATAACCATTCCGCCATACATTTGCTTTATTGAATAAGTGATTTTTGTCCAAAATTCTATTTGCCCACCACCTGATGGCAAGGTTATATTCTCTGTCCAGCTGCCAGACCCATTAGTCACTGAATGCTCAATTCCAACAGGCGATCCATTGATATATATTCTGCAATAAATTGTTCCTCCCATAGCGTAAGCGTTATCAAGATAAGTGATTACTTTAAATGTTCCACCGCACCATATTTTCTTTGCCAGTTGTCTGGTGTATACCCCACTATCTCCGTTTAATACAAATGATGGATTATTTACTATCGTTGTTGTATCACCGTAGGTGAATATATTTGTCGGACTTAATTCACTAAAATAAATCCGTCCTGTTACCGTAATATCATTAAAGAACCCTTCATAAGCTTTAATTGCGCTTACGTCTATTAGGTCTGTCTTAATATAGCCGCCTGAAATTATAGTTGTGCCTAGTTTTGAAAGTTCTACTGCATCCTCGAAAGCCATTGCGCCAAAGTTTGGAGGATTAGATATTTGATTATAGCCAATAACCAACGCTGCTGCATTTATAAGTTCAGTCTTAATGAATCCGCCTGAAATAATTGTCTGGCCGTTTTTAAGCACTTTCGAGATATCTACCGTATCTGCAAAGGCTAGGTCTCCAAAATTTGGGACATCTGACAGATGATCCCAGTGTATATAAAGATTTGAAGTATCAATCTCGCTTGCAGTGATTGAGTTTGCTTTTATATATTCACCTGTAAGTGTACCCTTCATGAATATTTCTTCGGCATCAACAAGGAATTGCGATGAAAGAAGCCCTTTTGTCCTGAACGTCGCAGTCATTGAATCGATATCGGCTTGAATCGGATGTGCCACGAGCCTATATCGAGTTTCGCTTCCACCGCGCCATGATGCTGTATATGATTCATAGAGCCGATTAAATATCGTTAATTCCCCACTGGTTAATATAGCCACTATAGATTGGCGGCGCTCTGCGCTCATTGTCTCTGGCAATTTCACTTGAAGCGCCATAAATGCTTCTGTGGCAACATCATATTGACCTGTGTTTGGATTATAGGTTTTTGCTTGAATTCTCGTGGCGATTGAATCGAATGCTTGCACGATCTGACTATTTAGGCTCGAATCTTGACTGATTCTTGCTTGCACTTCGCTAATTATCTGATTCGACAATTGCACTATATCTGATTGCATCGCAGATTCTGCGCCTGTGGCACGACTCACTTCAGCTGTGATTCGATCTGCTTGAATCTGTATTGCTGAGCTAAGCGTGTTGCTTATATCATCTTCACTCGCAGTGGCACGTGAGACCTCGGCTGTGATTCTATCTGCCTCCATTTGGATCGCTGCATAGATTTGTGTATCAGCGTTCTGATAATCTTCTACCGCTGCGGTGATTCTATCAGCCTGAATTTGGATTGCGGCAGCAAGATTAGTTTCTTCGCCAGATGCGCGGGTAACTTCTGCGGTTATGCTATTATCTAGAAGCTGTATAGATGCCTGTAAATTACCTTCGGCTTCGCTAGCTCTATTAACTTCGGCAGTGATCCTATCTGCCTGCATTTGAATTGCCGCAGAAGTATTGAAGGATAATATTCCTTCTGCGTTTGTAGCTCTTGCCACCTCGGCAGTAATACGATCTGCTTGCATAGATATAGCAGAATATAATTGCGTATTAGTGTCAGTTTGTTCTTGCACAAAGAAGTCGATTCTGTTTTGTATTACAATAATCCCTGCGGTCGCCTGAGCTCCTAGCTCCTCTAGTGCTGCGAGGTAGGCTTCACGTGTTTCGTAGTTATTAAAATCAAGCATTTCATTGAATTGAGATACTTGAAGAGTAATTTCATCGGCAGTTTGTTGGAAGCTAGAAATATCAGTTCTTATAGGGTCCAATTCATCATCTAATTCTGTCGATGTAATGAATTGCGATATTTCATCTTTTGTCGCAATCCATGCGGTAATAGCTGCAGCATCATTTCCGCTGCCCTGAATGAATAATTGAAACCTGTCTGTTAATTGTTGGACCTCTGTATAGGCTTTTGTCGGATGAAAAATATTGTTATCATCAATATAGCCACCATTTGAAACGATTGATGCTATTCTATCAGCATTCTGACTTATTAAAGATAAATTGATAATTTCACCGCCGACATTTAGCTCTGAAAGTGTTGTCTGGATGCTATTATAGCCTACCTCAAGTGCCCCTATTCGTGAGCCATGATTTGTTATCTGCCCGGTAATGGTCTCAATTACACCTGGCAAAACTGATAAGGATGTAAGCAATGTCTCATCATCGGCTACTTTTTTAAATAGCAACTGGAATTTATTATCAGTAAGGATAAAATAAGCATCCCTATTTAATATTTCCTCATCGAGCGCATTCGCAAGTGCCTCTACTCGTGTAAGCGTTTGCCCTTGAATATTAGGCAAAGATATTTTATCAATGCCATAAGGATATATGTGCTCTATAATTTTCTGATGCTGAGGCATTATAAAGGCTATGTCTGTAATAAGCGAATCATGCTCCTCTAAAAACCCAGCTTCGAGTTTTGCTCTTGTAATTGCGCCATCTATTAGGTCTCCCATGCGAACTGCGGCAATTTCACGCTCGGTCTGCTCAAACCAATCGACGATTTTGTCTACGCTGCCGGAAATAAGAGCTTCTCTAGCGGTATAATATTCATAGAAGCAGTTTTGCACTTCAACCTTATCAACGATTGAAGGCGTTGTCATATCAAGAAGTATCCCATTATTACCGAAAAGAAGTTCCTCAAGCTCTGCATACCTATTTTGGTAAGCAATATACATTGTATCTGTCGGTGGAATTCCAAGATCAGCGGCACGTTGCAGGATTAATGGATATTCTGTTTCAATCTCATTCCATAATTGTCTTATTGTAAGCTTTTCAGTGATATCAATTATGCTATCCGAGACTATACTAGCGATATAATCAGTAAAATCACCCTTGACTGTCTGAATGACAACCGAGGATTTTTCGAGTTTTGTAATAATATTATTTATACTTTGGTTATTTATTTCACCAAGTATTTCAACATTTCCAGTAAAAAGTTGATCTTCTGTGACTTCATTTAGGACGTTGGCGCTCATTCTTCATTCCTTGGTCGTCCGATGAGTGCGCCATAATCACCGGATAAAGCCCTGCCAGCCTCTTTAACTGCACTGACTGGTAGACCTATTATCGTTCCAATCCCCTCGGCGAATTGCGTGAGGGCTTTCTCCACGTCCTGTCCAGCTAAAGAGTACATTCCATCCATGAACTGCGCAATACCAGGAAGTGCTTCATCTGTATATTTTTCTGTCTTTTCTCCAGTAATGGCCCGTTTTGTTACCCTTGTGACCATTTCACCTATAAGTGGTATTGAGTCAGTGGCTTGGCTTATTGCATTGAATGCCCACCATGCCGCCTTTTTCTCTGGGTCTTTCGGCGGTCTTGAGATCATTGCCTGTAAAAGTGCACCTGCAATAGCATTGGCCACTGCAATTCCTACTGCGGTTTTTAGATCATGGGCTTTGATTGCTGCTGGAAGATCATATCGTAATTGCTGATATACTACATTTAATGCCTGGGTAAATTGTAGCACAATTTGCATGCTTGGCTGCTTTGCACGATAAGCAGGCGCAAGGTCTACTCCGCGTTGCATTGGCTGCGTGGTCATTACCATTTGATCGGCTTTTTCTATAGCTTTTTGCTGATCGCCTCCATTCTCTTCAAGAGCTTTTTCATAAACTGCTCGCCATCCTATCGCTACTGAAAACCTATCCGCATATTCCAACCCTTTCATCCCAATCACTTCAGCCTCTTTCGTAAGCTTTCCTATCTTTGAATTTGTGTTTGCATTTTTTACCACATCATAAATTATGTCAAAACTGCGATTTTGAAGTATCACTGAGAGACCTTCCGTATCCTTTAGATATTTGACAGGGTTGGCCATCATTTTCACTGCTTCTGTAAAAAGTTTCGGCCCTGCATAGGGTAGGGCAGGCCACGGACTCGTCACTACCTGCTTTAATACTGAACTGGTTCTAAAAGCCAAATAAGAAGCGCCAAGATTCCCGCGCAGGAATCTGATTGCTGTTTCTCCCATATTACCACGGTCTATTTCCGAAGGATTTTTTACCTCAGCTATATATTGAGTGATATATTTTACTCCTGCATCCCCGAATTTATTGCGTATTTGTTCTTGCACAAGATTGTCGAGATAGACGGCATCCAGCTCACGTCCGTATTGAGCAAAATGGATATATTGCTCTTGGCGCTCAATTGATTTTAGCCATGTCGTGAGTAAGTCCGTTTCTACGGACTTTTGATTCCATGGAGATATTTTTATTCTTTCTTTTGTAAATCCATTTTCGGGAGGCCTGCGCAAGCCTGGAGTTCTATCCATTATCTCTCCTGCAACCTGTTCTGCAAGCTTCTCATTCCCCACGCCCCTGCGAATCAATGGGAAATAGTGGTCGACTGTCTTCATCTCGGTATTGGTCATGTCAGCAACCACCGGGATAAGCCGTTCCGCAGTTTCAGACGCATCTTTTTCAAAAACCGAATCAAGAATATTCCAGTCAGCAGGACTTAGAGTATTATGTATTGCTTGGTTAATAAGATAAAATTTTTTCTCTCCTGCATCTTCTGCTAGCTGATACGCAAGTTCTTTGTTTACTTTTGCAATATCTCTCCACTGGGATTTCTCTCGCTCCGAAAATAAATTTCCATAAATCATTGCTTGCCGCGAATCCTCATTTCTAAAAGCAAGCGCCATCCCCATGAGATCGCTCTTCCTAAGAATCGCGTCTCCCCCTTCTTTACCCGCGCCTGGTATAGTGATAATTTCATCGAACCAATCATTGGGTTTCGCCCCAGAAGCCTTTATTGCATCCAATATTGCGCTTTGACGATTTTTTATCCATTGCATCTTATTTCTATAATGACGATTCATTTCATTCCATGCGAATTCTACGTTTGTTCCATCGACTCCGCCATCCATATCACGCAGCTGTCTATACGCGCTCTTGAAAGCATAATCTATTTCACGGAGCATATTTACGATGCGCTCTTCGGTTTTTTGGGTGGTATTTATTCCTTCTTCTTGCTTATAGCCTTTTAGATTTACTAATGTCTCTCCTATTTGGCTTTTTAGTCTTTCTGCTTGGATTTGGCGCTGCTCGACTAAGCCTTTTTGTACCTCTCTCCCTGTTTCACGTAATGTCTGTATTACCGAATGTAAGCTTTCCAGTTGATTAAGTGTCAATTTTGATAGTCGGGTCCCTATAATATCATTGAGAACATCGCTCGGTATAAGTTGTGCAATTGCAGGATCAGATGAGAGTTTTTGCTTTAGCTGTTTTATTGAGTTTTCTATATATCCTTTATCTAGTATATGCCCGGAACTTTGTATTCTTGCAAGTTGTTGGATGGTGGAAATTGCCGATTTATATCTTACATTTGCATTCGCTGCTGCTGGTCGCATTATCTGCCGTGTCAGTTTATTGCGATATTCTCGCATGGTACGCACCGCACGCTGCGCTGCCATCATCTCCCTATAATGCTCTTGAAGGTTGTTTTTCTCTTCGAGCTTTGCAAGATAAGTCTGCACCTGCGCGGAATTCTTGAAGCTAGCAGCTTCTGATTGTTTAGCCTTCAATATTCTTAATTGTTTTCTTGCTTCTGACCGTGCAGTCACCCATTGTTGGCGAGGTTCCTCTTTCCTCGCATATGCCTCGGCTATCCTTCTATCTGCATTGTCGAATTTGTTTTGCTGCTCTTCAATTTGCCGATTTATCTCAAGCCAATCATTTGCTTCTACAAGTTGCTTTTGTAATCGTTCTCTCGCATTTATTATCGATCGTCGCTGCGATTCAAGTTGTGGGGGAATTGCCGCATTATTGTCGAGATATTGCGCGATCCTTTTCTGAATCTTCTCTATTTCCTTATCCGTATTTTGTAGTTCTGCCCTTAGCTTGGCGATTGTTTTAGTTTGATAATCTATCCCTGTTTCTGCTTGTGCGATATCTTTGTTGAGTTCATCAATTTTCTTTTTGCTTGATTTTAGTTCATTCTCGATTTTCTTAACATAGCCTTGTACTTCTTCATCAGCAGTAAAATTGCCAGACCTAATAGCCTGTGATATTTTCTCATCTTTTATCTGCTCTGCGAGGCGAGCCCTCTCTGTAATTCCAAGGGTTGTCGTAACCCTCTGATCTTCAATTTCTTTGAATCTTGTCGCCTCTGCTTGTTTACCAAGCGCGGCAATTTTCTCGTCTCCAGTGATTTCTCCATAAATCCGTGCATAAGCCTCAGGATTTGCTCTTATTATGCCATATACCGAAGCAAGGAAATGCCTCGACAATGGCTTTGTATTTGCACCTACTGCAATAGCTCCCGCAATAATAGGCTCGGCAATTTCCTGGTGCATCTCATAGGCTTTTTCACTTTCCTGCTGCTTCAATAAAATTTCCTCAGGATCATCACCAGGAAGCGTAGTTACATTTTCTTTTTGCAACACTTCATCGTAAATTGCCTGTAAGAACATTCTTAATTTCGCATAATCATTATCTATTAGGCTTTTTTGCCAATCCGCGAGATTCGGTTCTGTTTCTGGTGTAATTGCGGAATCCCATTGCTGCTTATACCATGCCATTTTTTGCTCTGGTGGCAAGTCTGGTATTCCGAAATCATTATCAACAAGTCCGCTTTCAAGGAAACTTACAAAATCATCGAAGGTCTGGCCTTCGTCAAACATTTTCCTTGCTTCATCTTGTATTGGTTTTGGTTCCTCGACTTCTTCCTGATAAAGTTGACGCTTTTGCTCTATTTCTATTTCCTTTGGTGTTTCATTTATCTTGAATCCATTAGTTTGGATAAATTCATTGACCTCTTTTGGTGAACGTTTTTCCTCAGTATCGAGAAAATTATAGAGCCCTATCTTCTCCATTTCCTCATTTTTAATTCCTGCTGATTGTAAAGCCTCTAAAATCTCTCTGCCTGGCATCGAATCTTTAATTTCATTACTTAAAACATCTTGTACCTTATTTATCCAGCTATTCTCTTCTTTTTGTCCTTGGTATAAGACTGTATCTGTTAAATCCTCTCCATTATAAAATCTTCTGATATAACCTATTATTTTTGATACTGGCGCATCTTCTGTCCTAAAGAAAATATGGCGCTCTCCATCTTTCAGCTCAATCTCTGCGCCATTTGTGACATCAAGGAAGTTTTTTATCGTTTTTAATTGCTCTGCCGTCGGCGCTTTTGCCATATCGAGCAAGCCATATCTCATATCTACACGTATTGCGCCTTTTTCAATAAAGGCGTCTCTTCTGCCCATTTGCTTTACAAGAGGATCATTTTCAGATCCTTCCCAGTCTATCCCCCTGTGATCTGTTATACGTTCATTTGCTAAATAATCTCTGCCATTCGCGACCCATCTGCCGTTTATAAATTGATAGCCTCCTGCTTCATTTCTACCAGTAAAGTCAAGCATTTCACCATTTGGCAAAATATATCCTGCTTCATTCGGATTTGTTGTGATCCCGAATATCCGCTTGGCACTTTCAAACTCTGGAGCTAATTGTTTATTGTTTTCTTTCTCTTGAACACCCTGGAATAAGGCGTGCTCTATTATTTTGATATCCTTATCCTTAAAGACGACATAGTTATATTCTCCATTCCTTGCGCCTCCGCTAAGGGTTCCTGCAGGATATCTTATGCCTGTTATACCTACGTCTGATAATTTCTGGGAAGCAGCAAGCTTTGCCTCTTTCCCATTTTTACCCGTGCTATCCATGAGAGCCTGATAGATTTCTTGCCCCCGCATATCCATAAGTTTGTCATTGTCTATCCCCAGATTAAGATTCTTTATGGCATTTTGTACGTCCTGCGGCTGTTCCTTTAGCGGATTATCATACTCCAGCCATAGATCATTTTTGTTTGGGTTCAGCTCTACTTTATATAAATTTCTCTTTTTAACTAATCCAATATCATGCTCTAAAAGGTAATTATGAAGCTCATATAGCTTTGATGTATCTAAATCCGATAGCACCTCTACATGTGCTTCATGATTTATTTGTTTCTGTACTAAATCTGCTACTTCTTTTTTGTCATTTCCAAAATGCCTCAATAAATATATTGTCAATCCTTCCATCTCGCTAAGCGGTTTCCCGTCTTTTGCATAATAATTTACTCCATACTTCCAGAAAGGATCGACTATTATATGTCTTCCATCTATAGAATATTCTGATAGCCCATTATCTGCGAGCTTTTTCGCATACCATTCTGCTATATTTCTATTTGTAGTAAAATAATGGCCTGCACCAAAAGCCTGCTCTCCTTCTCCTGTACCTATATGAGATAGATCGAATTCATTAAACTCGTATGGTGAACCATGATAAGCGACAACCCCCTGGTAAAGCGGATTATGCAGCCAATTTCCTCTTATTTTTTGCCATCCAGTATGTTCTAATATATCCTTCTGATCCACACCGATTTCGTCCAGTGTTTGAGCTTCCTGAAGCATCCTGATATTCTCTGTTTTTTGGAGCTCCACTTCTCCCTGGAATATATCAAGGTCTTTTAGGGCAGGATTTACAATCCTTTCTGGTTGAGCCTGCGCGGCCGTTATTGGTTCTTTTTGCGCTTCCGCGATATTTTCTTCAACCTTTGTTTCAGAAGGCTTCTGTAGCCTTATATTTTCAATTTGAGAAGGTTTTAAGCCTGTTGCTTCCTCGACAGTTTCCATCCCTATTTCTTTTGCAACAGGAGATTCTTCCAGAATTTTATCAAAGAATTGATTGATTTCTGGAGATAGATTGACTCTTGCTTTCTTAAGGCCATTATAGAGATCGATAACCATTTGGCCGAGTTTTGCTAAAATATTTTCTGCCTTTTTGTTTGGTGCTTTTCCGAAGGCAAGATAATCTTCAAGCGCATAAGCAAGAGCTTCTTCACCTGATCTATTTGCGTTCTTCCCTGCGGTCTTTTCATACTCTTCAGTCCAGCCTGACCAAGGGGCCTGCCAATCTCCATTTTTTATTCCAAATGCAGATTCTGCCTCATCCAGGAATTGTCCAATCTGTGGTATATCTCTATTTTCTAACGCAAACCAAAGTGTCGTATGAACCATTTCGTGCATTATGGTTGACGGATTCGCTCTAGGGCCGAGTCCGATTATTGATCGCAATCCATCCTCGAATCCAGTCCTTCTTACCATGCCAAATGTTTTTTCTGGGCTTTGCGGCTGAATAGGTTCAATAACTTTCGGATGAAACACATTTGCCGCAAGATCATCTGGGGTCATTCCAAACCGTGGTGCTATTTTTGTAAGCCAGTAAGTAGAAGCCGTTACCTCTTCATTCGTCCACGTCGGTTTATTTGATCGGATTGCATCCTCAACGGCCTTTAGGCTCGCCTGCTCTGGGATATCTCGTGGTATAGAAAATGGATTTATTCCTGCATCAGTACCGCGCGGATTATTCTCTATCATCCACCGCTTGAGTGCCTGCTCTTGCGGAGTCTTCCCCTCGATCTCAATATCCCATCCTGGGAATTGTGCCGCTATCTTATTCGTCAATACTCGCATTGCAAGCGGGTCATTTTTTTTCTCAAAGCCAAGGATTGTTACAGTCCCAGGCGTGCTTTCATTGCTAGAAGGTGATATATCAACGGTTGCAGATTCAAGCCTTTTTCTGTTTGAATCGCCAAGCTTATAGGTATATCGTTCACCTGGCACCTGTTCAGTTCTCCCAAATGTAATTCCTGGAGGTGCAGGCTTCGACGCCTCTTTTGCAAAAGCCTCATAAGTCTGTGTTGTAAGCTCAATAGGTTGGACAGTGGGTGCAGTTGGTATGGCAGTTTTTAATTCCTGCTTAGTTTTTGCTCCTTCATTTTGTGTGTTTACAAAAAGTTTTACTGAGCCTGGCAGCACTTTCATGGCTGACATACCGAGGAATGTGCCTATCGCCGTATTCACCAATCTGTCTACGATTTCCTTCCTTGTTGCTTGTGTTAGATGTATTCCATTGTCCTCTTCCGTTATTTTCTTGGCTGTTTCCTCAGCCAATACTGACAGGGCTTCTTGGGTTGTCTCCTCTACCATTTCTGAAAGAATATCTCCACCGGCTGCCCATGCTTTCTTTGAAGCATCTCCTATCCATGATAAGAAATGCCGCTCGACAATTGCAGCTCTTGCGGTTTGCTCTGCGGGATCGGCCATTACTTTCGCTGCTTTCTTGGATAATGCGGCCGTGATAGTATCTCCGAGATTTGGGAATTGTTGGAAGAAGGTTCCTATTTCCATTGATTCTACCGCGCCTGCTAATGCACCATAAATACCTGCCCATTGCCAGGCTACTTTAGGGTTATAATGTCCCCCACTGACTGGGTCGGTATAGGTAAGCATCTGATAAAATTCTGAGCCTAATTCGAGCTCTTTTGATCGTTGGCCGCTTTGCAGCATGGACCCTAATTGCCCGCCCAGTGATGTCAATGACGCCTGCGCGACAAGAGATGATAGTCCTCCAAGTGCGGTAAGTCCCACAAGAGGAACCGCCATGCCTGGCACGAGCATTGATCCTATTAAAGCACCAGCCGCCGCCCCTGCAAGATTACCAAGTGCGCCTGCTTTTACTCCTTCGAGCATAGAAGGCACGAACTGCACCAGGTTTTTCGCTGCTTCTACTGGTAGACTGCGTTTTATCTCATCTTGGGCAGGCATAAGAGCTTGAAGGTGCTGAATTTCATTCCATAGTGGATCATTGTAAAAATCCCAGTCCTTGCCTTTATTCCATAATTGATTGGCTTTATATGCAATTTGAGTCCCAAGTGTGGCTGCTTGCCATGTTGTTTTTATGGCCTCCCATGCAGTTTTTGGCGCAAGTGCGCGCTGATAAAGTCCCTGAGTAATAGAATCGAAATTTTCAATTGCGGTTGGAAGTGGAATATTATAGGTCTGAGAAAGAAGATAGGCACTTTTTAGCCGTACTTCTGCTTCTTCTGGATTTGGAGACGATTTGATTGCGTTCTTAAATGCATCACCAATAGTAGTAGGCATCCAGAAGCCTTGCGGAGCTCCTGGGAACATTGGCTCTTTGCCTTGCTCATAGGCATTGAAGCCTTCTTGATTCATTTTTTCGATGGATTCTCCGAGGTTATAGGTAGGGTATCGCGGATTCGATAAGAGCCGTTTGTTTTCTTCTTCTCCTGCCTTAAAATATTCTGTCCAGAAATCCGCCATCTTTTATCCTCTATTTATGAAATTTGTAGACATATTGTCTACTCGTATAATCTACATCAACCCATTTGCCATCATTTTTAAGAACCTGGCCTATGGGGTTCATATCGGTGCCATCATAGTAAATTTGTCGTGTCAGATATGCTTGCCCGTCTATTTGGCCAAGACTGAAATTAACGCGTTTCGCTTTTCCTATGCCCATTTTATCGAATATTTTTTTAGTGGAGTTATTATTCTCCATACATATCCAATATTGACCATCGGCGGTATATGCTCCAAGGGCATTTGTGCCTATCTGTATATCTTCAAAGCCTGGGGCTCCCCATTTATTCGCTGCTTTTATAATTGAGTTTTTCCACCATTCAGCCGCATCTTTATATGCTGGATGCACTGGTATTGGTTGCCCATCGGGGCTTAGTCCCATATACCACGCTGCATTCCCCGATACAATTAAATCCATTATCTTATCGACATCATTTTTTTGATTTAAGATGCCGCCCGTTGCTAAAGAGAAATCAGCAGAAGCTTTTATGACCCATGGATCATCCTTGAGATGCTTGATTATATCTTCAACTTGGCTGGCAGAAGGATTTGGATTCAATGTCTTTTGCGATTCAATCCAGTCAATATAGTATTGTTTCATCCCTGGGGGGATTATTGCTGGTTTGGTACCATGGGGTTTTGTGAGGTCGTTAAGTGCATCATCAACTGTATTCCATGGGCTTGTCGATATTGGCTTTGACCCATTTATTATACTGATGCAGTTTTGTAAATCCTCCTGTTTATTATATTGTGCCGCGTATGGCCTAAAGCCTTCCAAGAGCGTCATGTATTCTTTTTCAGCATTATCTTTTGTAAGATCGAGAGCGACATATTTCCCATTTGACCAATAACCCATATAACCAGCATATTTCTTGCCTGCTTTCTTATCTGCAAGAGCTATTGCTCCTGCCTTAAATGCATCCAGGGTCGCTTCGAACTGAGCAGCTTCCAAGCTGGAATTGGCTTTATCTACTTTTTCGTAATAGCTCTGATATATATTATCGAGAGTATATTTTTCATTAAATGGTAAATCAGAAGCCCATATTGCAGACCTGCTCAATGGGACGCCTTCTACCTTTTCTCCGTTTGCCTGCTTAATAGTAACAAGCACAGAATTATGTAATGCCTCGCGTTGCAGTGATATCTCTTTTTCATTGTGTTGATTTATATAATTAGCCAATCTCGTCTGCAGAAGCGTCTTATTCTCAGGATCCATACTCTCCGGCATTGCGTTTATCAGATCATCATTCAGTATTTCTCCTGTGTATTCTTGCCCCATTGCCCATTTTATAGTATTGCGCTCTGCTTCTGCTTCTCTTTCTTGCCATGCCTTTTCTTTTGCTTTGGTTTCTGCTTGCGCTTTGTTATTTTCAAAAGCTCGTGCGAGATTCATATAGGGGCTTGATGCCGCATCGTCGCCTAAGACCTGCCGCACATATTCTGGAGTTAATTCTTGCCCTGTAACAGGAATCTTATATTCATTTCTTGCGCTTTCATCAGATACAAGAAGGGCATCCAGTAATAACTTGTCTTTATTCGCCTTGTCCTTTTCTGCTGCCTCTTTCTCAACGCGCGCATTCTCCGCATCAAGCAAGTCTAGCGCAATAGAAAGTTCTGATTTATCGAATCCCTGCTCTCTTGCCCATTGTTCAGAAAGTATTGGTGCTCCTTCTGGCAATTCTTCGCCTTTATTCTTTTTTATTAAATTCTTATTGGCATCGTATATCAATAGAATATTTTCAGTGGCCTTTTTTTGTGCCTCTTGCGCCTCCGCAAGTTTTTTTTCTGCTTCTGCATCATTAGTAAGCCAGGATAAGTAGACTGACTGCTGCTGAGCTGTTATTTCTTTTGCATCTGCCGCTGCGTTTACCTCTTCTGGTGTTAACTGCTTGAGATAATATTTTTTATTAAACTCTATCAATTTTTCTTCATTTTGCCCTTGTTCCTTGGCCTTCGCCACCATGTCATTTAATTGCCGAGCTCTGTCTGTCTCCTGATCCAGAATTTTTATAGCCCAGTCCTGAAGATCCTCTGGGACATTTGCTTTTATCCAATCATAACTAAGAGGGACTTCTCCTTCTTTGAGCGTTTCTCCGCTAAGCTGTTTGCGTAAAGCATCTCTCCCATTGATAACACCCCAGAGTGCCGTATTGTGTTTGGTATTATTTTCCTTTAATTCTGCATCTTTTTTTGCAAGATTGACTCTGGATGTCCTTTGCTTTGTGAGATAATCATAATCATCCTGAGTTATTGCACCATTCCCATTTGCATAAGCTGCATCTATTTCCTCCTGTGTAGGCAATGGATTTGATGGGTTCTCATCATAGGAGGCAAAAGCTTTTATAAATCCTCCAAGAGCTAATTTGCGATTCGATTCCTGCTGCTTCTCCTGCTCCTTTTGTCTCACCAATAAATATTGCCCCTGGAAATATCCAAGCCTGCCTTCTCGCAGGCTGTCTGCATAATCTGGAAGCTTTTCCTCTGGAATTATCTTGGTCTCATCATACGGCAAACCAAGAAGCTTTTTATTCATCTCTACTATTGAGGCATATAATAGATTCTCGGTTTGGTCATAGCCTTCGTTTTGCAGTCTGGTATCTTTTGTATTAAAATAGAAGTCGACTTCTTTTTTCTTTGCATCCTTTTCTTCTGGCGTGAGATTTACAAGTGAATCAATAGCAATCTTGGCACTTTCTCTTGTATATTCTTTTTCTCCTTCGTTTAATGGTATTCCGTAGCCAATCTTTGAAACAGTATCGATTATTCCAGAAGCTGCTGTTTTATCTGCATCGGCGAGTGCTTTTTTCTCTTCTGCCTGCTCCTGATCGAATTTACCGATTCTGTATTCCTCCCATGTCGCGGCGGGCTGTCCTGAAAGATTATTTTTTACTATTGACCCATCTTTCCATGCGGCTGCCTGTTGTTGTTCCTCTGGGGTTAATGTCTCACCTCTATGCCCTTTCTCATACGCCATCATTGCGTCGACAACTTTTTTTACTCCTTCATCATTTCGTGATGTAACAGATAACTGATAAAACTGATTGGCTGTGCGATATAATGGCTCTTTATCTCTTACTTTTGATTTATCAATTGCGCTAAGAATATCCTGGTACGTTATCGGCTGTTCGCCTTCTTTCAATTGTCTTCCTGCGGCCTGGCCAAGATACTGATAGAACATATCCTGAATTGAATTCCAGGCCTCCTCATCTGCTGCTTTTGCATGGAGTGAAAGTCTGGTGCTTGCGACCTGGCGAGTATTATCGCTTATGGTATATGTTCTACCATTGAGTGTAACCAGTGTTGCTGCATTCGCAAGATAATCCAGAGCACTTGCTTCGCCTTTCTCATCGAATATTTTTGCCGCCTCGTTAAAGAGGTTGTCGCTTATCGATAACTGCGCGAAAGCATCCATCGAGCTATGATAATCTTCGGGGGCTATAAGATTTACTTCGAGAAGCCCTTTAAGCTGCGAATCTGCAAAGCTCAAAAACTGCTCTGGGCTTACATTCTTTCTGGCTTCCAGAATTTGCTCTTGTACATTAGCGACCTGCTGCTTGCCCCATCCCTTGAATTGTGCTGTTGCGATTATTGATTGCTGTTCTGGTAAGACTGCTTTTATATAATCATCGACTGCATTTCTCACCGCTGGATTCTTGATCTTTTCTGTGGATTTTGAAAGAGAATCTTGAAAGTCCTGCCATTTTTTCATGTAACCTTCTGGCTCAGTGGCAAGAGGACTTCCGAAATTCGAGTCAGTTGAAAGAGATTGTTTGAATTCCTCTATCTGCTTTGCAATATCGAGCTTATATTGCGTCGCTTCGGTATCGATAGCAAAGCGGAGCATCTTTTCTCCGGCTTGTATACCAGCAGTACCGAAATTCTGTAAGCTCTCGGCAAACCGTTCTTTACCGCTCATTTTGTTTTCCCAAATATGTTCGATGTTGGGCCGAACGCCCCCGCAGCCCACATTGAAGATGCCGCCTCAAAGATTGGCGTAGCGACTCCAAAGAAATCAGCGCCAAAGTCCCATTTATCATACTTGCTTGCATCATTATAGATATCCTGCAGGTAAGACTCCTTTGCGGCTGAGGAATTTATGATTCCCTGTTTCTGCGTCTGAAACAGTCTCATATAGGCTGAACCTTCATTATACATTGATCGCAATGTATTGGCCTGTGCCTCTGATTCCTTATAACTGGCAAGACCTTGCCCTACCGCTGATTCGAGCGATTTATCTATCGTCTGGCGAGCCTGCTTATTTTCTGCTTCAATTGTCTGTTTGATAATGCTATTGACTAGGATATCGGAGCGTGCCCCTGATGTGCCCTCTGTGCTCTTAAGTTGTCCTAATGTTGTTTGCCCCTGCGCGAGTTGGCCGATATAATTATTCTCTGCGGTGAGCTGGCCTAGATAAGTCTGCTGCATATTTTGAGTGAATTCTGTCGAAGCTCCCCGTTCAATGGCGCTTGCGCGGATAAAATCCTGTTCTTTATTTGATTCAAGTTGAGCTTCGAGATTATTCACTGCCTCTGCTGTATTTGCTTTTAATATATTGATTTGGCTTTGCGCTTCTGTTTTTTCTTTTTCGCGCGCTACTTTGTTGCTGAAAACATTTCCGAAACCTTTTATTATTGCGCTGCCGCCCATTACAATCAATGCTATGGTAATTGGATCCATGTTAGCCACCCTGATTTATATCGAGGCGGATTGCAAGGATAGTGAGTGGAAGTGAATCCTGCTCGATAGTGAGCGATCCCTCTGTATCCCAGCTACCGCCTATCATAAGGTCAATATCACCCGAGTATTTGCCTGTTATTTTCGATGCCTGAAGCTTATTTTGATAACCGACCTTAAATTCATAGGAATTCAATACTTTCATAGTCACCTTGGGAACTTGTTTCTGCCGCATGGGATTATCGGCTGTTGGCATTGTGCGGATTCTGGCAGTATATGGCAGTCCGACTAATACTATTGAATTATTAGGAATATCCTCTGGCACCTCAACGGAACCATTAGATACGGTTATTGAATATTTTTGGTTATTATAAATGAGCGTTGCGCTCCCGCTAATCCATGGAATATCAGTTATCATTCCGCCTACTACGGTCTTTTCTGCATATTCATCGAGGCAGTTCACGGCGTCACCAAGTTTTACAAGATAACGAGTGCCATTTCTATTGATGGACATATAAAGCTGATCTGTGCCGCTTTCAGGAATCACCGCAATTGACTCAATTACCCCGTCTGCAAGCCTGATTCTAAAGAACGATGCTATGCCGATAACTCTATCTCGGACGATGCCAATACATTCACCTGTGGAATTTAAGAGCCACATGATCGACCATCCAGACGATGAATAATCGATCTGCGCTACATTGCTAAGAATATGATCTGCATTTATTGTGAGCATTGGCGCATAATAGGCTTCTGCGCTAGAGCTTGGTTGGAGCGAATATTCACGGGCAGTATTTCCATCTGGAGATAAGAATACTATGGCATCGTTCAATAAAATCGGCTGAATACGTTTTGATCCATAGGCGGTCATCTTTTTGCATACAAAATTTGTTGCGTTTGTTCCAGAAGGTATTATTCTTTCGCTACAGGTCGTTCCTACTACAAGATTTCCCATACTTGCGAGCCACAAAATCATCTCGTTTGAATCAGCGGCGATGGTTTTTTTGAATGCCGAGGCTGACGTGACGACATCTCGACTATTTGTCACGTCCGTATATTCTGGAATTGTAGGATCATGCCATCCGTCGTAGAGCGTATAGGTGCCCGTTGCTGTTGCCGCAAGCGAAATATCTATATAATCTGAGCCTAATGCGGTGATATAGGTATAGGTCTTGCCATATTCATACTGAATGCCCTGCCCAGTTATTCTATCTCCGATCTTCATTTTAGCAATTTCATCTGCCGATACCTCTAAAATGCGCGTTGAACCTGATCTTATATAGCCACTGAATGCATTTTGCGGCTCCCGCAATTGGCTTGACGTATATTCCACTGTATCAAAATAAGTGAAATTCCCATAATCAAAAGGCTGACTTGCCCATATTGTCTGCGGCTCTGCGCTTGTTCCCGCGAGATAGAGCCTGCCGTCATGGATTGCAATTGCTTTTGGATAATTCCCTGTCGACTGGAATGGCAGCATCCCCTCATTTGAGGTAATTGCAAGGTCTGAAAAGGTGAAAGTATCGATAACAGTCATCTCGAGAACTTTGATTTTATCGCTGCCTGATACAATAAAGAGCTTTGCCGCATCCTGTGCGAACTGAAGATTAAATATATCGGAATATGGCGTTGCAATGCTTAAAGGAACTCCTGCTGAAGTAAGTAAACTGCCATCCTTCCATATTCGTATTGTTTTTGAGCAAAATTCGAGAATATAAGCAAGAGAATCGGAAATGATAAATGGCACAAGGCGCACCTTTGCAATGCCAATTTGCCCGATATGCTTGACTCCTGGGCGCATTGTTACTCCACCAGGATAAGTGGGGATAAAATTGGTCACTTCAAGTGCGCCTCGACCATATGCTTCGAGGTCGAACCTTCCTTTGAATCGCTCAGAGAGTTCTCCAAGCGAAAAGTCAGTTATAACCGCGCCCGGCATTTATTGTCCTTGCTGTTGCTGCTGGCCGCTTGTTCGCGCAGTTACTGGCATACTAAAGAGGCCATTCATCCATTCATCTGTTGGCATCCAGCCTTGCTGTTTTTCGCGAAGGCTCTTTGCCATTGCTTGTTGTACTGTATTCATCGCGATTTGTGCGAATGCAATCTCGTTTTCGTGACTACCGGTTAATGGATACGCGAATGCGCTTGCGGTCTGCATAGTGATTGCCTCTGCAAGAAGTGGATCCCATTTGTTTGGGTCCACAACGTCTGGCACATATACAAGAATAGGATCAAGGATATCGCAGAAACAGTAAGAACCTTCTATAGAAAATTCGACTTTTCGGCCATTGAGCGAAGTGACATCAACCTGGTTCACGTAATCTTTGGGTAAAGGATACCCATATTTGAAACCTGAGAAATTGGTTGCCGTTAAATCTGATTCCACGTCATACTGAAATGTCCATATAACGGTGCCATCAGTGACTGTTCCACTTGCAGGCCATGTTACTGCACTAGATCCTGTAGTTCCTGCGGTAGTGCATTTATAGACTGAATATATTGTGCCGTGAGAACCGACTACCTGATCGCCTAAAGCGTAGGCTGTTGATGTCGTTCTTGCTCTACATGCAAGTTGTTTGCGTGTTTGAATGCAAGTCCATGGGGCAAGACGCAATATTTGCCGTCTGGATTCAGCATAAAATCGTTTTGCGAGCGTGGCAGAGAGCCCTGTGCTTGTGATATTCGCGACAGTCCCGTCGCTACTCGTCACCTCATCGAGCACATGATTTTTTGTCAACGCTCTATTGATAATATCTATTTCTGTCATAGCATTTCCTTATAGAAAGGGGGCGCTATGCCCCCTTATTTTAGAATTCTTCCCAGTTTTCCCACTGGAAATTTTTAGGGATTTCCGTCCCAGGCTGGAATTCGATTTCCGACACTTTTCCACCTTGCTGGACCCTGTCTTCGCCATAATAACGTGTACCGTTCCAGTAGCAGGTTACTTTGCATCGGAACCGTCGAGGCTGTTCGCCTACGCGATTATCTTGTTTTGTTGCCATAACTAATCCCTTGATCTCACGACAGCAGTGATATTGCAAGCATCAAAGTATGCCGTGTTCGCCGTGCTCGTTACAAACTTCACCCTGAGATATCGTTTTAGACCTTTTGGTAGTGCAATCTCAAGAATTTTGCCTTTTGCAAGATTTGCTGCGGTGAGCCCTGAAAGCGCAATGCCAGTTTCTATAGGCGACGTAAACGACTCATCAACCGAGCTCTGCACATTGATTGCAAGCCTGCCATCGGCGCCGCTTGCATTTACTGTAGACCATAGCTCGAGGATTATCGGCTCTACATCGCCAAGTTTTGCACCACCAGTGTCTAGCACATCGGAGTATTTTGTCCCTGAGCCTTTTACATCAAGCCCTTTGCATAGAATGTTTTTTACGTGATACATACCATTCTCCTTTATTAGCTCACGAGCGATTCTGTATTGAGAATCGCGTCAACCTGTCTGAATCTGATCTCGCCGAGCATGGTCGTAGGCTTGCCCCATGGATCGTCTTTCACAGCGAGCCATCTGCCGCTTGGAACCGTAGTGTACTGCTCGAACAAGGTGAGTACATCTGAATTCATGTAAGCAACGATTGTTCCAGCTCCCTTTGGAAGCTTATTTTTTGCGGCAATAAGCTGTTTTGCGATTGTCTCTACACTCGAAGTGAGCGGGTTGATATTGCAGATTCTCTTCACTGCGCGCGGATCGCGAAGTGTGATTCCGAAGTGTGTCGAGTAGAACGTTCGATATACCGGCAGAGTACCAGTGACCCCGTTAACGGTCTTCTGAATATCCTGCTTGCCACGGAATTCGGCTTTCACGCCAAGATCGTTGCGGCCTTTCGGATATATCAGTTTCGTCATTACAGGGCTCCACTTGACGAGGATAATTGAAGTAAAATTAGAGCCTGATGTTTCTACTTTGAACACTGTTGAATTATCAGCGGTCGCGGGCAGTCTTGTATAGATTCCATCAATGAATTCGAGCCCATCTTCTTTCTTCGCGTACAGTAAGTCATCGGCCTGTGTTTGCCCCATTCCTTCAAGGAATGCGCGATCCTCTGAATCAAGAAGTTCGGCTTTGCTCGGACTATGATCTACCATGTTCGCGTCGACGTCTGAATAATCCTCGAGCATTTCGATTCCATCTTCGATTTGGCGAGTTTTGCTGGCCTCTGAGCCAATCGGCTGGCCATAGATTCTGCGGGTGCCCACTGGCAGCGAGATTCGCTGAGTAGTCTTGTTGACAGTGCCATCTGAGGCTTCGCCCATGACGGCATCAATGAGGATCTCATTGGTTTCGCTCATTGACTCGATAATGAATATTGAATTTTTGCCTGCAAAGCGTTTTGCGAGCTCTATCGGCGTCAATTCATCTAAGGTGAGGGTGGCCATAATAGCCCCTTTGCCCTCTTATTACAAACCTGGTCTACTGATTCCTGATTGTTGCGGGATTTTTTTGAGGCCTGATTCGGCAGTTCTATCTTCAGCCATAAGGCTTCCGACTTTTGAAAGGAATTTTGCAAAAGCTCGAGAATTGCCAAATCCTGATTCCTCAAGCTCTTTTGCGAGCTCTGGGTCGCCTAGCGTACGCCATGCCCTTTGCATCAGATTGTAATTCGTCTGATAGTTCTGACCCCATTCTTTTTTAAGCGCAGCCTCGGTTTCGGCTGCCGCCTGTTTCATGCGCTCATGGTATTGAGTCGCGAGGTCTTTTATATTTTTTGCCGCATTATCGACGAGTTTTTGGGCCTGGGCGTTTGTAAGGTGCATCTCATACGCCTGTTTCTTGAATTCCGCAAGATCACTATCTGATAAACCAGTGTCTTTTGTAGAGAGCTTATAATCTTCTGGTTTTTCTGGGACTCCAAGCTTTGAATAAAAAGCTTTGAGTTCCTCTTCAGGCGCCCCATCTTTCGGTATACTGACCATGCTCCCCAGTTTGCTGTCTGCCTCCATTGCGCTCTTTACGAGGTCGTCCATTGATTTGAATTTCCCGGTGAACGCAACGATCTTACTGTCGGCTTTCAGCTCTTTTGAGAGCCCAGCTGCATATCCTGGCAAAACCCCGGTCTGCGGTGAGCTTTCCTGAGGCTGCGTGGATGATTCGCCTTGGCTTTCCGTCTGCAACGCAGTCGGATTGCTGCTTCCGGTTGGCGAATCCAGACTGGTGGCGAAGGTTACCGGCCCCTTCGTTCCCGCGTCCGCTGGCTCTGGGGGGTTGCCTCTTTCGAGACCCTTTACCATGCCCTCATTTTCTGCCATTTTGGTTGCTCCTATTTACCTAATTGTAACAAGAGCTTTACAAGCTCTTCTGCATCTTGTGCCTGAGTAAATCCCAGGCGCTCACGTATGTAAAATATCGCAAAGTTGCGGCGAGCCATTGAATCGGCATCCGTCGCTTTGCTGAACAATCCAAGATCAAGCAGAAGCGCAGTGAGGACTTTTAGCCCGTCGGGCGTTGAATAGACACGCCTTACTAAATCACGCGCCCGCGCTTGCTCCTGCAATTCCTCTTCGTGTGTCATTGTGCTGCGGCTCCTAATTGCTCAGCTGGTGAGCCTGGCTGTGGCGTTTTTGCGAGCTTATCATAATTCTGTGCCACGCGGTTGGCGGCTGCCTCTGCGGCCTGCAATTGCATCAATTGAGCCTGCTGTGCAAGCCTGTTTTGTCTGATCGCTTTTACATCGTCCTCTTCTCGGATCACCGATTCTGGCGCTCCTACAGATTCCAGGCTTGTGCGCATTAGCTCATCAAAATCCACATTGTCGAGCGAGTCCTGATTCATCTGGCCGATCGCCCCGACATAACTGATCGCATTGTTAAGCCCTGAGGTTTGGAAATACTGACGCTGTAATTGCGATAACCTGCCTAGAAACTCTATCTTAAGATATGTCTTATCCTTGACGGCATCGAGAACGGCTTTCGGAGCTGGTGGGAGCATGCCCGCGCGATAGAGGATATTGAACGTCCTCCGTACATTAGGCTGTAGAACCTGCTGCTCGTAAGTGCCTACTGAATAGCCAATGACCGATATTTTTTCGCCCATCCTCTCGATGACCTCACGGGCGGTCATCTGGCGCTCAGCATTGGCGAGCATCATGTATAGATCGATATTGAAATGAGCATCAATTGCATTTTCTGCACGCTGCTCATTATCGGTGGTGATGGGGTAATTTGCGCCGAGCTGTAGTGGCTCTATGCGCTGTGCTGGACTACCGATATAAATATGGTAGCCTGGTATAATGTAATCTTGCCCTTGGAGCCCAGAATCAACGATCATTGGAGGATCGGATATTTTTTGACCGAGTGCGATCCGAGATTTTGCCATCTGATTGACTGCATAAATCTCACCGAGGGCATCCATTGCTGGCGTACGTGGATAATCCTCGCCATCAAGCTGGTAATAGCCCCATGCGGTATAGGGCATCTCCCAGTATCCGCCAACGTCAATGATCCATTTATTAGTGCGGTCGTACCAAATAGAAACAAAAGGCATTTTTGCATTTCTGGCTTCCGTTGAATACGCGAGATACCGTGTATCCATAGGCATCACAATGTGATGGATTTTGACACCGTCGAGCGGCGCCTTATCAACATCCCTTGTTATCGAGTCATGGAGATTCTCAGCGCCAAACCTCTGGACACAGGCGCGGCGCGAATACCAATACTCATCAACCACAATATCGATCTCGCCATACGCGTTGCGCGTGTACCAAATGGCTTTAGGATGTCTTGCGCGATAGAGGATGAGGTTTCTGGCGCGATCCTCTTCGGAAAACATGCAACCACCTGTTACGTGCCCATCTGGCACAAGCTCCCCGAGTGCAGGATAAAAATTGCTTCGATTAAAATGGGCGAGCACAATCTCCTGGCATTCCTCGAGCCAATCCGCGACCATGTACTGCTTATTCAAAATAGGATCATCGAATCGTAACTGCATCCACGCAGTTCGGCGATTAGCCGTGTACTCTTGGAAACCGCCCGAGGATATTTCGAGCGCACGCCGCGCATGCGTGGAATAGTTGATCGTTGGCTCTTTTGATGATCCATAATCCTCTGGAGCATAGAATTTTCGGGTTGGATAGCACTTATCCCAAAGCCGATCCCATGTCGGTTCCCATGGCTGGCGGGCCTGCTCAAGGGCAGTGATAAGCGTATCGAGCTCTTGGGTTAATGGATCAGCTTCACGCGATTGCGTCATACACCAATCCTGTTTAGTTGAGGCTCATAAGCAGGAGTTTTGCGGTTTTTACTGTTTTTGATCTCATCCAGCATTTTTTCCAGCTCATCGTCGGTGAGATCGGGCGACATCCCGTTTGCTTTGGCGAGCATGCGCAGCGCATCGGTACGCGTGTAGGTATTTTCTCCATCGGTATAAATACCAGTTGGCTGACCATTTTCGTCGAGCTCCTCTTGGAAACCGGGGATATCAGACTCAATAGTTTTCTTCTTCTTGTTATCTGGGGTTGTAATAAATGATCTATCTCCTGCAGACGCTGATGGTTTTGGATTTGTTGCGAACGTCATAACATCTCCTTGCGCCTAAAAGAGTGGGGCGGCTCGGGGAGGAGGTGCCCCTCACGCCCCTGCTTGGTTTTCCTATCGAATGAAGGCGCACATCCGATAGGTATATGGATCGTGGATAATTCTTAAGTAGCACGGATTTTTATTTCGCGCAAGACCTTACGTACGGACTTTCTATCTTTTCTGCACCGCTGATACATCCGCTGTTATTTTTTGTAAAGAAATAATAGATACCGACTTTTTAGGTCGATTACCGAGTATAATACTGCGCATTTATTTTGCGTTTTTGAGGGTATAGATTCCCAGTATTCCCATCATTCCCACTTCTAGCTAAAGTAGCCCACGAAGTCCACGAACCCCTTGCAAGTGGGGGGTACTTGCTGTTTTTGCATGTTTTGCATGTTTTGCATGTTTTGCAAAATTGAGATTCTTTCATTATTTCATCATATCTCTTATACACTTGAGCGCGCCTCTTTTAGACAAGTCTCAAGCAGCTCTTTTGGGATGCCACGGCTTTGTGCCTCATTATTGAGCCTATTTATTTCGCCCCATGGTTCTTGCCATGCATTGTA